TAGGATGCCACATACGATCTTGGAAGTCTAGGTGAGCATCAATATCCTTCTGGTAGTTGCGCCCATGGAAGGATGCCTTACCTTTGTCGTAGGAGGACATAGACGCTAGATCAGCAGTGTCTCCCATGTTAACGACAACATCAGGCTTGAGGTCCAAGATCAGTTTACCCAACCAATCTGCTCTGTCGTTAGAGAAGTCTGGGTGGGCGTGGGGATCACCGATAACAAGATGTGTAGTGCTCATGCGTCGTGCTCCGCTTCATCGTCAGTTTCCATGATGATGGGGTTGATACTCTTGGTGAAGTGCATCTTGAAGGTGTAAGCCTCGTCGAACTCGTCGAAGAAAACCTCAATGTCGTAGAGTTCACCATCGTCCTCTGCCAGACACAGGCACCAGTAGCCATCTTCTTCGTCGTCTTCAAACGGCCCCTCAATGACCTTGTGAATCTTTATCTCTTTAGCCATTCTAAAGGAACCTCCTTGTCGGCATACATGTAGCCATGTTTCGTGCACCAAGCTCCATAGGTAGTCTTGGAACCCTTGCTCAGCTTAGTTTTACTATTGGAGAAGACGAAACGAATGTCAAGCTCTGGGTGTTGTTTCTTGATGAGGAGGTGCTTTTTCCTGTCCGCAGCAACAAATCTACCCTTGGTCTCAATGATGATACCGTTTGGGAGCACGAAGTCTGGTGTGTAAGACCTGTCTTCTTCGACCCTGTACTTGATCTTTGTCGTCTCATATTCTGCCGTAACGCCTAGTTTCTTAAGCTGTGTCGCTACGTTCTCCTCAAGGCCAGAACGGTACCCAGCCTTGAGTGCTCTTTGCCTTACCTTTGATTGGGCGGCAACCATAGGTCGTCCTCCTTACGTCGCAGCCAGAGCAACCTAGCGTTTGTAACGACAAGCTCCTCATTCCCTTCGTAAGCCTCAACCACCTTCTCGTACAACTCTTCTTCTGTCGTTGCCCCAGCTAGCATACGCTTAGACTTCACTGGGCCAATGCCATAGATGCCCTCTACGTTGTCTGCTCTGTCACCCATGATGATCTGAGCGTAGAAGAACTGTAGTGCCTCAAACTCTCCAACGACAGACCACTCAGCCTTATTAGGGTTGTAGTGACGACAAGGGATTTGTTTGAAGTCCTTATCAGGGGAGACGATAGTGCAGGCGTAGGCTAACTCTGTGGCTCTGATAGCAATAAGATCATCAGCTTCCTGACCCTGACTGACGATAGCATCGTAAGCATCCACAAGGTAAGTGCGTAGGTCAGAGAGGTGTTCAGGGCGAGGGGTATCCTTACGGTTAGCCTTGTATGTTGGGCTAATGTCGTAGCGGAAGTTTCCCTTACCCGTTAGGTAGACTTCTACAGGTGTGTCCCGTGGAGCAGTATCGAAGGTGATGTTATCCATCAGTTCATCGACCTTCTCCTTTGCGTCGTTAAGGGGTTCACCCTCCTTAGAGTACGCTGCACGGTAGGCTACAACGTCTCCGTCTACGAGGACAATCACTTCACGTCACCTTGGGTCCAGTACTCCCATCCCACATCCCCTCGTGCAGCCTCATTAGGGGTGAAGTCCTCATGGTTCCAATCAGGGATATTCTCTAGCTCGTAGTCACCAGAGAAGTAGATGTAAGCTCGGGTCATAGCCTCTAGGTCTTGCCAATTCTCTTCGAGGTCTTCACGCTGACCAGTCGTTAGCCCACCACGGGTACGGTTAAGATGCTCAAGTGATGTGATAGAGAGGCGTAGGGTCAACACTTGTTCACGGATATTGAAGGCAACAAGATCACCCACAAAGTCCCCGTTCATAAACTCTTCGAAGAGGTCGTATAGGTCTTGGTTCATTTGTCGTTCTCCTTCGTTAGGGCATCCCACGATACAGGGAATAGGTCTTCCATTATCACGCTGATCTGATCCGCAACTAGACGTGTCTCGTATTGGGTATCATCCTTACAGCGTAGACGACACATATCTGCGAAGGCATCAAGGCTACCAGACCAGTACCACTCAGTCATTGTCGATTGAGGCAGAACCATACGGGCTTGTTCAGGGGCTACTCCAGATTCGATCATCCTGTGGTACGTTGCAGAGATAGCGGGGTAACGGTGTTCAAGCAGATACGCAGAACCAGTGCCTTCTGGTGGCCAATCCGATACACCATCACTCCCCTGCTTCTTGTCCTTGCTACGTCCACGCCATACCTCAGGTACATAGAACTCTGGTTCATCATCTACGTAACGACGAGAGATTTCATTCCACCGAAGAAACTTATGCTTCACAAGCTGTCGTGCTACGAAGATGGGTGCCTTAACGTGGAAGGATGCGAAGGCATGGCCGAAGGGGGAGAAGTGCTTATGCTTGGCAAGGTAGTGGATCAGCTTAGTATCCTGTTCATTTAGGATAGCCACTAGCTCACCAGAACGATCCTCAATATCTATCCAACCCCATTCGACTGCCGAACTCTTCTTACCAAAGCTGACCCGTGCAGCATTAACGACAGATAGATCACTGCCCATGTGGTCGATGTAGGTAGCCTTAATCATCCCGCTCTCCTCTCTTTGGTGGTGAAAGGGGGAACACTTAAGCTCCCCCTCAGTTTTATCTTACCAGCCCATAGTCGCACTGGCTTCGAACTTAACCAACTCAAGCACTGCGATCTTCTCCAAGCGAACAGATGCCGTAGCGCCTTCACCGTAGATGCTGATCTTCACCTTGACCTTGGTGCCGTTACCCAACTCACCGTCTACGTCCATGTCCCACACGTCGTCCGAGACACCCTTAGTGACGACAGGTGCACCACCGAAGTCTTCGATCTTAGCGTGCTTGTGGGGACGCTTGAGCTTCATACCCTTACGGCCATCCGCTGCGTCATACTCACGGATCATGGCGTTACCCATTGATTTCTCAGGGAAACCCATCTTCTTCATCTTGTCCAACTCTTCGTCGTCCTTCGGGATGAACACACAGTTGTACTGACCCTCAGTAGCCTTGTGGTATTCACTGTCGTCAATGTTCTGTTCGAACACACGTGCCCAGAAGATTTCGCCTTCGAACACACCCCATTTAGTCTTAGCCATTTCACTTCTCCTTTGTGAGTTTATCAACGTCAGTGGGTCTGGAACCAATCCCTACCAATGTCCGTCGATCCTGCGAGTGGGCAGAGTATAGAGAGTTTCTTTCCTGTGTCAACGATAGACTGTCTTTGGATAGACCCTAGATGCTCTGCGTCCTCTTTCGTTCCTTCAACTTCTGTCTGCCATTCGTCGTGAGGCCACGTTACCAACTTGAACGACAACCCTTCCAGCTTAGCCTTACGGTTCCACTCAAGGGCTGCATGTTTCATAACGACAGCCTCACCATTCTGTAACAGTCCAGCAAGTGTCTTATGCTCAGATGGGACACTAACCCTACGCCCATCCAAACCCTTGAACCAGCCCATCTCTGCAATGTGTGGGATCACTTGCTTCTTTAGGCGGGATAGCCCTTGGATACTCTCCATGAAATTCTCTACGGCCTGTGCAGCTTCCTTGCTGCTGACCTTGAGAATCTCTGCAACCTTGTCGTTACCTGCCCCGAGGAGGAAGGCGTAGATAAACGTCTTGGCCATATCCCGTGTAACGTGTGACATACCCAAGGCTCTCTTGTTCACGTTGTGGATATCCGTTTCATCTTCTTTCTTGCCACTGACGATAGCGTGAATGTATTCCTCAGACTTCATCAAGTGGGCAAGGATGCGTAGCTGGATACCCTCGGCGTCGGTGCCTACGAGCCAGTTGCCATCCTCAACCTTCCACAGTGCCCGCATCTTTCCGTCGTACTTCTCCTTAACGGAATCTACAGCAGACTTAACCTTACCATTGAAGGCTGCGGGGATGTTAGCTTGGTTAGGTGCACTATGGGCCATACGTCCAGTCCAAGCCCCAATGTGGGTGAACCTACCGTGGATACGACCATCGTCCTTAACGTGACCCAGCCACTCTACAAGGGATGAACGACGACCCTCTAGGGTGAGCCACTCAGCAATGTTCCTAGCGCCATCAGGTGCATCCTCAGGGAGCGTAGACAGGTTCAGTTCGTTACACATCCATCCGTAACGCTTGAACTTATCGCCACGCTCAGCGTCCTTTTCCTCGCCACTGTTGTCTTGCTTTGTCACGCTGCTCACGCTCATACTGGATGTGTCCTTTTGTCTTGTCTACAGGGGTCCACCCTGCGTCCCATAGTCTGTCGATCCTCTGCTTAGGTGATGCCGGATCAAACGACACCCAATCAAAGCAGATCAGTTCATCACCGTATACGTCAGTAACTGGATACTTCTTCTTGGCATCGACAACATTTGAGTAGAGGTCACCGTTCTGCTTGACGCGATACTTGAGGCGATTAACCTCTTCGAGCTTAGGTGGGAAGTCCCTCTGGAACCCTGCCTCAAGCTCTGCCATACGATCCTCTACCTCCTTCAAGTACTCCTCAGCCTTAGCCTTGTCAAACTTGAAACCGTTAGCAGTCATCTCTTCACACAGGATTTGGATGTCGTGCTCACAACGTAGTGCATCAGCCCATGCCTTATCGAAGATTACCTTACGGAACCTCTCGAAGAGGGCCTGAGTAACCGCTACGTCTTGGTGGCAGTAGTCAATCATTTCCTGTGAGAGCTTACTCCAATCCTTGTGCTCACCCTTGAAGAGACCAAGGCGGATACCCCAAGCTTTGAGGCTGTGCCCATCCTTGATCTCGTAGTCGATCATTCGAGATACGATAAGAGTATCAATGACACTACCAACAGGAACGCAATCACTGCCAATAAGGCGATGAAGAACAGGTACGTCAAAACCCAAACCATTATGGAAGACAAACTTGTCAACAGTGTTGCAATAAGCAAGGAACCTCTCCTTCTCTTCGACGACATGCGAGGGGTTAAGGAACTGGATCGTCTCACCAGTGTCCAAGTCCTTCGAACAGATCACCCAGATGCGGCTAGCGTCCAGACCATCCGTCTCAATGTCCATGGCGACTAATCTCATCCCAAATCTCCTTCATCGTCTCTTCGCTGAGGTTATACTTACGGGCAAACCACCAACCCTTTCTTTCCCACCACTGACCAAACGTCATGCTTCGTCCTCTCTAAGAGTTATGCTCGGCTGCGCCTGCGCCTCTTTAGCCCAAGGCTCCCTTGGCAGTGTCACCTTAACGACAACAGGTTTAGCAGTAGACCACGGGAGCGAGTGATGTGTCAAGACTGTTCTCACAGAGCCTTTATTTGTCGTTTCCACTGTTGTCCCGCTTCTCCGCAAGGTATGCCAAGTTGTCTAGGACATACTGTAGGTCCAGTTGGTAGGCTGCACAGAAGACAGTGAACTCTAGGCCAATCTGAGCCATGTGGACAGCAGCCTTTTCATCCATATCAAATGAGTAAGTCGCACCACCGTCTTCATGTTCTACAACTTTTTCTACTGAGATATTGAACGGTTCACTGATCGTATCTTCACTCATCTTCGCCTTCCTCCTTGTGGATGTAGTAGGGGCAGTCCTTGCTTGGTGTCGGTGTGAACACTGTCTGGTATGTCTCTCGTCCCGGTGTCTTACGCATACAGGTTTTCTCTAGGGGACAGTCTTTGGTCATGCACCTTGCGTAGTCATATGGTAGAACTTTCCACCTCATCCCTTCTCTCCCTCAATCTCGGCCAGCGTGGCGCGCCATTCCCCAACCAATCCGGGGGTGTAGTAGTTTCCTTCAATCGACTTCGCCATTTTGTCGCCAAGCTCCACCGCCTTGGCCAGCTTGGCGTCAGCCTCAACCCACTTGGAATAGTTGGCATCGGCGTTGCCTTTGTGGGCGTCCCGCTCTTTGGTCAGTTCTTCGATGCGATCCAACATGTTGTGTTCCACGCAGTCACAGACATCTAGCGATGCGAACTTGAATGGACAGTCTGATCTGTGGTCGTGATACTTGCTCACGTCTTCTCTCCCTCTAGCCCGTAGGGCGGTGAACTCTCAATCTCGGCCAGCAGGGCGCGGGCGCGCCGGAAATCTCCAAGGGGCAATACCCAGCGCAGATCGTCTTTCCCGTGGCCCATGCTAATCGGCAGGGCATCGGATTGATGCGAGTAGTTGCCCTTCAACGCCTCTGCAAATGGACGCAGCGCCTCCAGCGCCTTCGCCAGCAGTAGCTTTGTCTTAGACATGTCACGAGACAGATCGCCGTTCATATTGGACAGCGTTTGGAGCAACTGCATGGCTTCATCCCGCTCCTTGGTCAGGGCTTCGATACGGAGTGCGGCATCGCGGGCATCCCCAACGGTCACCTTGTCAAAATCCAGCAGCCGCTTCACCAGTTCTTTGTCACTCATCTCACACAGTTCCCCTCGACCCATTGCTTGTCGGCGGCAATGCACTGCTCGTAGCGCAACTGACTTTTCTCCATGTCGGAAAAGATCACCTGACCCAGCCCGTAGATGAAGAAGGCGGCGCAAGTGATCAGCGCCAGCGGCACGATGTTGTCCCAAAAGTCGCTCATCCCCGTGGCCTCCGTTGCTTGCTGTCTTTCCAATCCACTGTCCCGATCTGCACCACAATGCCGGGGAAGTCGTCGATGCGGGTGTAATCAAAGTCAACAAGCCACTGGTCATCATATCCGATGGTATATGGTTCGTTAAAGTATCCGTTGACTTCCCCGTTTGCGTCTCTTGCCACCCACTCAACCCTGTCAGGCAGCTTCTCCCACGCGATCACGTCTTGGGTCTTCTCGGGCAGTTGGACGGTGCGGTAGACGAGGTTGGGCCATACGTTCTGAGCAGACTTCTGATGCCACTCTCTTTCAAGAGCAACAAACACTAGGATATTACCACCAGCCTCGTAGTGGTCATGCAGCGCAGCCTTTTCCTCGTCGGTCAGCAGGCCGTAAGGCACACGGTTGTTGGTCATGTCTACGGTCATTCATCACCCTCCTCTTTGTATGTCGCATGGTAGAACATGATTTCGATTACCTGTAAAGGCCAGATAGCACTGTTCCTGAGCATCTTGAAGTCACTGTACTCTACGTTATCCTCACCTGCGAAGTGGACGATGGTCTTGACGTGCCAGTAGTAGAGGTAGGCACCCAGCGTATAAATAACGGCCCAGATCGTAGGCATTAACATTCCTGAGTATTCCATCACATAAACTTCTCCGAGAGGGTGAACGTCTCACTATCGAAGAACATCTGTCCTGCGTAGCCTGTGGAACCTGTCGGTCTATTTTTAACGACAAGAAGTTTAGTAGTGTTGCGGCTCTCATCATCCTTAGCCATCTTGTCCCGCTCAAGTTTGATAACGACAGATGCTCGTTTACCAATCATGCGGCAGTCACGGATAGCCCCATCATCATTCTCATGGGCAATGGTCACGATCCCTACGTTAAGCTCAGCGGAGAGACGTGCAAGCTTGGTGGATAGCTGGCTCAGGAATTGCTCTACGCTTTCATTCT